TCTTCCTTAATCTCATTAATAATTAAACTAATGAACTCTGCCTGATCCATTGTAGCTTCTGAAATTTTCTTACCCTTACCAAGATACTTTTCAATAACTCTTGTAATACGAGGAGCATAATACTCAGAATTCTTTGCCATTAAATCACCAACTAATTGCTGGAATTCAGCCATTAAAGCATCATAATCATAATTCTTAGCAATAGAAGTTGCTTCACGCTGATCAGTAACGAATTTATTATCATACATCTGAGCTTCCTTATCAATAGCATCATTCAATGCCTTAACCAAATTTTCATAAGAAAATTCAATAGAAGGAACAATATACTTAAAACGGCAACCAGTTTCAGCACTGTTATCAACAGAACGTAGGATTAAACGAACTTTAGCTTCACCATTTTCAGTATATTTCTCAGCATAAGCATAAATATCAGCCATATTCTTAGCAATATCATTGTAAGAAGTAGGGCAAGTAGGAATAATTTGATTATACTCTACGCCAGTCTTAGTCTTAAAAGTCTTATCTTTACTATGAGAAATAAAAACGACAGCATAACCAAGCTGAGCAATAGTTCTAAACATTTCCTCAAATTCTTTCTTTACAAGGGTCCAACCTTGTCCATAAGGAATACCAGAAAGAGTATCTACACTATTCTATGCGCAAACATATTTTTCGCAGAACTATCCAGCAATATCAACTGTATCAACTGCGATAGACTTAAATCTTTCTTTTACTTCTGGCTTTTTTAATTCTCGAAGAATTTGCTTCATATCGCCCCAAGAAGTAATATCCTGTGCTAATACACCAGGTAAAGCATTATATCCTCGTTCAAAAGCAAGAATCAATGCTGAAGGCATATGAGAGGCAAAAGTAGTTTTACCAGATTTTTCAGCACCATAGATATAAGTAATATATCCAGAAAGATCACGACTAACCTTATGAGGGGTAAGGCCTAACAGATTAATAGCCATTATTTAATTTTCTCCTTTTTCTCCAATTCAAATAATTTACAATATTCATTTAGTAATTTATCTATTTCTTCTTTACTTAACAAAACATCATCATCATATAATATATTTAGTTTAGCATGAAGACCTCTCTAGAGGCCATCATCTATTGGCTATTTATTAAAAATTAAATCCACCGGGAGCAGGAGCAGCGATGCTTGCATTTTTAGCCGCCTTGTATTCATCTTGTCTTTGCTTAATAGTAGCAAGATAAGTCTGACGCTGAGTCATAGCATCAGTTAATTCCTTTGCGGTCAAGAATTCTTCGTCATCCCAAGGATATGGATCCTTAGCGCCACCAGTAATTACAAAGTCCTTACGAGTAGTCTGTACTTCACGAACATTATCTTCACCAAAAGCAGACTCTTCACGAATCTCACGCACAATAGTTTCAGATACCTAACGGCCCCAAACCTTAGTAAATACTGGTTCTGAGTTAGAAGCACCAAGTCCTTCATAATAAGCCATAGCCCCTGGATTAGTAGCAGAGAATTCAACTGGCAATAAAGCTTTACGGAAATCAAAAATTGCTCCCTTAACAATTACCTTCTCAGGAAGTTTCTTTTCTTCATCACCATCAATATGAGTTACACCAGTAATAACCATATCACACTTAAAAGTATTTCTTACTTTTTCATCTTCTGCTAAAGTATTAGTTAGATGAACAAATCCACCTTCATTGCGCTTAGTGCTAACAAGTTCTGACTTACCATTACGATCAGAATAGAACTCATTCAAACCAATAGCAGAATCAACACGAAGTTTAGCAGCCTTATCAGCGCCATCCTTCATATAAGTACCTACTAAGCCATCAATAATATTCTGAAGAAGAGTATAAGTGGCATTTGCACTTCCCTTAGAAGTTGTAGGAGTTACATAAGTAAAATGAACTTGAACGATATTAGTTAAAGCATCATCAGTAGCGATGCTAATAGTACCAGAAATAAAAGGAGTGCCAGGAGTCTTAGAATTAGGTCCAGAAACCTTTGATTCCAAATTATGTTCATACAAAATACCTTCAATATGAGTTACATTTTCCATAGTTTTCTTCATAAATTATTTTTCTCCTTAATAATTACACAATTTCAATATTTTTACCTTTTTCTGTTAAAGTATAAACAATTGGATTTTGACTCACTTTTTCTACAAATCCATCAGATACCAATTTACGCATTGAACCAGAAATTGCTCGACTTGAAATAAACAAGCCTTCAGCAATATCTCTTGATTTAACCATAACTTGATCCTGATTGTCTCTCATCCATTGAAGAATTTGTTTACCACTATCAGTGAATAATGGCTTTTCAACTTCTTCTTCACTTTTCAACGCATTCCAATAAAGTTCAGCGTCTTCATTCATTTCTGTTGGAATACCATTATTAGCAGCATTATTAATTAAATCTTCAACGAATTTTACAAATTCCTATTTTTTACTCATTAATTTTTACTCACTTTCTTTACCTTGTATAAATATTATAACATATTTATTAAGAAAAATCAACTAACGATTAATTAATCAAGAATTCTTCAGCATAAGGTAAAGTCTCAATCCATTTACAAAACTCTCGCCACTCAGGTAATCTATGATCTTTTCTTTGTTTATAAATATTTCTTAAACATCTATAATTAGTAGTCATACGAGCAGTTAGAGTAAATCCAGCAGGATTAGAATAAAGAATCTCTAAATACATTTCTTTTAGTATTCTATTCAATTCAGCGACTATTTCAGGATGTCCTTTCGCCGCTTCCCGCACTTCGATAAACGCATTATATTCTTTGACTTTTTCTTTCATAATTTCAATAATGCGTTTATCAACATATCCATTATATGCTTGGTCTAAATCAAATTTAGTGATACGATGCATTGTAGATTGAGAACTTACAAATTCTAAGAATCTATAACGCTCTGCTTCAACCCACATTTTATTACTACAAGTTAAATCAAAATTAACTCTAATGCCAGTTAAAAATTGACTATGAGCAGTATTACCATCTTTAGTAGCTTTAACTAAATTTAGACCTCTATTTTTATCTTGTTCTGTTACTGGATGCTATTCTGCGACGGTGCGCATTGGATATCCAGCAGCAACAAGGCATTCATCTAAATCATAAATTTTTACATTATTTACAATTGACATTAATCATCATCCTCCGAAAAAGAATAACCAATTACATTACCAAGTCCACGGACTAAAACCTCAATTTCATCAATTAAAAATTTTTGATTTGAACTTCTTCCTTGGTAATGATTAACAAAATCAGCATAAGACATAAAATTTAAATCTTTAAATCCATATCTTAATGCTTTATCCTACATCATAGCAGGGTTGGAACATACAATAGTAGCATTAGTATCTTTAGCAATTAAAAATAATCTACCAGTTTTACCTGTACCACGTTTATCAATAACTCTATACATAAAATTATCCTTTACTTAATACTATAACCAAATTCTTTTGCTTTAAAATAATCTTGCCAATAATCTTCTCTAGCATCTAACTAATCGCGAGAACATTCCTCAATTACTTCAAAGCTGAAATTTTCTACTCCAATAGCCAACATAGCAGGATATAATTTATTGCGGGTTGGTGTTTCCGCACCTATTCCACGTTTAATATGCTATTTCCATCGGTCAGCAATATTAACCGCCTAACCTATATAGCACATATTATTATTTAAATTTGTAATTTTATAAATACCAGTATGGACTCCTAATCCAATTACACGGCCAATTAAATCAGTTGTAGGTTTTTCATAATAACATTTCCAAATAACTTTATTAAGAGGCTCTGGATTGCGCAAATGCTTACCTACTTCATGTAATTCTTTTATTTCATCTAAATCCTCTACTGGAAGAACTAATCTATAAAAATCATTCTTTACTCGAATTTCTTCGGCACGCTTACTTGCTTCAACAGAAGCATCGACTTTTTTCTATTGCTCTTGGATTGCTTTATCTAATTTATCTAATTCAATTTTTTTCTCAGCAATTAAATTAGAAATAGATTGCGCACAATCCGCCATTATATTTTTATAATCACTCTAGTATTGTTCTGCTTGAGCATTATAATAATTGCTAGCA